GTAGGATTAGTATGACAGGTTGGAATAGCTTCAACAACTGTCATAATCGATTCAAACTCTGAATGAGTGAATGCAGACTTCTTTGGCGCAAACCATTGAGAATCTGTAGTGTAATTCACACCCCAGCCTAGAACGGCGTAAGCTGATTGGGCTGCATTGTCCTCAACTTGAGCAATCATGACAACACAAGGCATATCAGGGTCGTAGACCGGAGCATAAGTATCCATGATCACCCCATTGTAAGTAGTAGTGAATTTTCTGAATATGAACTCAGAGTTCGAGTTATTGGGTTTTACCCAACCATGAAAACCATCTTCCAAACCACTGTCCTTCATTTGAGAAGCAGTTGCAAGTTTATTGAAAGAATTTTGCCAAGTCCACCATGACTTTCCTCTTGAATCCTTTGCAACCCAGGAACCTTCCTTGTTGATCAATTTTGAAGTGTTGGTGTAGCGAAAAGAACTTGCATACACCATGATTTCATTAACTGAATGACACATGGTTTCCCAGTTGGGTAAGCTCAGATGCCTCATAAGAGGTTCAGTCAAAGCCAAGGAACCAGCAGCTGCTCTGCTTAAGCTCATTGAGTTTAGGAGAACTGACACTTCAGTGTATTCACCTGCTTGAACGTTCCGATAAGCCAAGTACTCTTGAAATTTCATTTTACGAGGTTTAGGATCACGAGCCACTCGAAGTCCAGCCGGAGGATCGGCTAAAATCAAAGGTATAAAATAGCCCGATCTGCTAAATGTACAAGTTAAGGGAGCTGTAGTCAAATAGGAAGTGTTTGTGGTGTCTATATCAGCGATAACACCGGAATCTTCAATAGCGTCGAAAAGAATGCTCATACCATGCTCAAGAGCATTAAAAACTGTAACAGCAAATGTGGAGCCAGCATCCGCCCAAAAGCCTTTCTCTCTTGCAGGTTTTCCGTCAAGAGTGTAAGCAGTCATGAAATCGCCATGAGGAGCTGAATCTGAACCCGGATTTTTCCCTAAATAAGCAAGAGGAAGATAAGTAGGATTGCTCTGAATTGCAGTAAACGCACAATTATCACTGACTGGCGGAATAGGATTCAATGTTGAAGTTTCAGCAAATGCGGGGGTTGAAGTAGGTGTCATATAGACATCATAGAAATAACCTTCCGACCACCATGCCGTGAGAATGGCAGCTCGCTCAGCACACTTGAAAGAGTAAAAAGTCATCTGATCCAGATCAAAATTGACTTCAGCAGTGGCTCCAGTTGGTGCCCAGTTGATTTTCTCCTCGCGATAAAGTGAAGCAGGAACTGAACCTTCATGACCTCCTTCCACTCTTACAATGATTGGGGGGTTATCCTTTGGGTCGGTGAATGCTTTAGCAACTCGTTCCATGGCGCTTGTTTCCTTCTTTTTCTCCTCAGCGATCTTTGCTTTCAATCCTTTGGAATGCCCTGGTGATTGCTTGGCAGGTCGATTAGAAGGTCGGAAGTTGGGTTTAGTTTTCTCAACAACTACCTTGTTAGCATGCACAACTTCAATTTTTTTGTGTTTGGGTTTAAAATTTTTCTTCTTACCTTTGGTATGAACCAAATCTTTCTTCTTCAATACATGCTTTTCCTTGCCTGAACCTCCCATGAGGCGTCCGAGTTGATTAACAGTTCCAAAATTAGCAAGAACTTGTGAGATGGCATAATCAGGTTGTAACCTCAGACCTCCTGCAGTAACTAAGTACCAAAGATCTTTAGGAATTTTCTGAAGAGAATAAATGCGCTCAATCAAACTCGCTACAGTTCCATTCGACTCAATAGGAACCGGCAATGTAACACTTTGAATAGTTTTGACAAAGATGAGCCAGACTCCTTCAGGCAGGTTGTTGTTAGCGAGATCGTTCTTCTCGACGACCTTGGGTTCAGGTAGGGTTTCCTCCATGTGAAAAGCCTTTCTAAGTTCAGGGGCCATGTATCGATTCTCCAGAGGAGTTCTCGCTTTGAAAACTTTGATAGCTTGGAGTTCTTTGAGATCAGAAATCAAATCAGGACTTATTTCACAAACAACACCGTCAACCCAAAGAAAACTGCCAGAACAGTGTTTAACTAACAATTGAACTAGCCCAGAATAGAATACTTTCTCACCCTTCACAGACCAACCCTTCATGGGTTGAAACTCAATCAGATGATGGCCAATGGTTCCTCTCGTCGAGGAACGTCGCGTTATCACGAGGTGATTTGGTAACCCATCTGAAGGTTGGCGAATCACTATCAAGTCCTTAGGAGAGTTTTCGATGTAATAAATAGCCTCCTCTTTCGTAACACATGAAGCAAGAATTGATAAATCCCCTGGAGCAACTGATGCGGGTTTGGGAAGCCTTCCTGCATCACTCGTTTCAATTGGGTCGTAAACCTCTTCTTTGAGTTTAGCCGACGCTTCTGTTGCCTTTGATCTCGATTTAGAGCTAAGTGCCAATGTTCCAAGCACATTAGAAATACCCTTCTCTGCAATAGAGTCCAGTCGCTCAGGTTGCTTAGAAGCTTCATAAATGTTAGCAAGGTTTCCGTAGGCCTGAACTGACACTTCAGCTTTATTAACACCTTTCGCAGAAGTTTTAATGAGACCCGAGTGCGGGTGTCTAAGCTTAAGGACGAGCTGCCAGTTAGGCAAATGGGACGGACCACTCGAAATCCAGTTCTCAGTGATTGCTGTCTTAGGATCAAGCCTCTCTTTGATGAGTTCATTGAACAGAGCACTTTTGGGATCAATATTGTCTGAAGTTGACATTGTGGTACTGATAGTGATTGAATGATTGAAGTTGGTTGGAGCAAGAAATTGACTCCCGCCGATCATGTCTTCGAATGAACATGGAGTGAAAGGTAAAGAAATCTTTGCTTGGTCATAACTAAGTTGACAGAAGCTGTCCAATGTTTTGAGCCAAATCTCCGATGCGGATAAAGGGATATTAAACCAAACCGAAGTTAGTTCAACTGATTTCCAGAAATCTTTACGGACAGGATACATCATGACCGACAAACTTTCTTGAAATTCCCTCCATTTCCATTCAGAAGAAGCTACGTCTCTATAATTTTTATTCATAATTTTCTCACACATGATCAGCGGATTGTAGACGTACCAACCAATTCCAATTAAATAATTACAAAATTCTAAAATTGTATCATTAAATGTAATCTTCAAGTCATCTTTGAATATGGTTCTGAGGAACTTCTGGCAGATCTTAATAAATCTCTTTGCAAGTTTAAAACCAGAATCATCACCCTTGAATATCCCGGCAATTATATCCTTCTTATCGAAGAGCATACAAGCCAAAAGCATCATAGTTATGATGTTGCCCGACATTGTGTCAGGGTACCCTGAAGGTCTACCTCTTCCCCACCATGACTGAAAGAACGTGGTGTAGATCTTTGCAAGCGTGCGAAATTTGTAGTAATCCTTCAGAAGCTCCACGTCAGGACAGAACATGAACCAAGAAGCCAATTCAAGCATCTGAGTCATGAAAGCCTGACTAGCGTCAAATTCTTTCACGTCACCCATGAGGATAGCCGCAAATTCTGGAAAATTATTGTTCCACCAATCAGCTGCTTCATGATCTGACAAACCATCAGCCCATTTGAAATTGTCCTTCAAACAGGTTGTCAGAAGAATCTTCA